TTGGGAAAACGCAAGCACTTACACGTATCCAACAACTGCTACAACATTAACGGTGGTAAGTAGCTCTGCATCCGATGCTGCTCCAGCTTCCGTGCTTATTAGCGGCTTGGATATCAACTTTAACCCCGTATCAGAAGTTTTAACTCTGAACGGTACAAGTGGTGTTACCACAACCAAAAGCTACTTCCGTGTGAACAGCCTACAAATGGTTGGCGTAGCATCTGGCCAAGTGTCGAACGTTGGAACAATTACCGCAAAGCAAAGCTCCAATACTTTGGCGCAAATCAATGCTGCTGTTGGCAAGTCTCAGTCAACTATTTATACAGTCCCGGCGAACAATACGTTCTACTTGGACTGGGTTGAGGCCAATACGTCAAACAGCTACACCAGCGGTAACTACCTTACATACCAAGTGCAAGCGACTAACAACAGCACCGGCGTTCAATCCTTGGTGTTGCAACAACCGTTTACTTCAATTTACACCGCCAGCCGAGTAGCAGACCCATTTGCTTATGCTGAAAAAACTGACATTCAATGGCAATTGAAGACAAGTGCAAGCACTTATGCTGTGGGAATTATTGTCACCGGTAAGTTGATTGCTAACTCCGTGAGCTAATCATGGCTAAGACTCCGGCATGGCAGAGGAAAGAAGGAAAGAACCCGAATGGTGGTTTAAACGCCAAGGGGCGAGCTTCCGCCAAAAAGCAAGGGATGAATCTGAAGCCTCCGCAACCAAAAGGCGGAGCGCGCAAAGACTCATTCTGCGCTCGCATGGAAGGCATGAAGAAAAAGCTGACTAGCGAGAAGACTGCTAAGGACCCTGACAGCCGGATCAATAAAAGCCTGCGGGCATGGAAGTGCTGAGATGGATGGAAACATGATCTGGTCGGGCGGACTATCCCTGATTCTGGGGATGGTTGCCTTTTTCTTGAAAGAGAAGTCTAATGATCTCAAGCGGATTGAGATTCTGCTCAACCGTACACGCGAGGAAATCGCAAAGGGGTATGTAACCAATGATGAGCTTAACAAAATTACTGAACACATTGACTCTCGCTTTAACAAGCTGGAAAACAAAATTGACCAGCTACTTCAGCAAGGGGCAAAGTGATGCCAAGCAAGAGCAAGGCACAACATAATCTAATGAGCGCGGTGGCCCATTCGCCATCATTTGCTCGGAAGGTGGGTATCCCACAGTCTGTGGGAAAAGACTTTAACGAGGCCGACAAAGGCCGTAAATTCTCAAGAGGTGGCGATATGGCTAAATTAACTAAGGCGCATCACATGGCGATGGCCCATCATCATTTGCAAATGGCTATGGGTGGAGATACCATTGGTATGGAAACCAAGGACCAAAGCAAGGGCATGACTACTGCCAAAATGGGCAAAGTTACCGAAGGCGGTAAACGTGCTCACGGCGAGCATAGCATCCAAGAGCGTGGGCGTACCCGCGCTATGGAACCCAAGATGGCTGGTTCTACTACCGGCATGAAGCGCGGTGGCGCAGCTAAACGCAAGTAAGGAGCTGACATGAAACACGAAGACATGAAAAACATGAAGGAAGAAACTCCTAAGCACCATCACAACGTGCATCATGTTGAGAAACATTATGGCGGCGACGGCCACAAGCCCCACCACCACCATTTCAAAGAACACGCTGCTGGCCACAAGCTGCACCACGAGCATGTGGAAGCTATGTGCGGTGGCGGAATGACCCGTAAATAAGGAGCTATCATGGCTACTATGCGTAAACAAATGAATCCCCAAGTCTTGGCCGCTTTGGCTGCACGTGCTCGTATGGGTGGTGCTCCTGTTGCTGGCGCTCCTGGTGGCCCTGCTTCTCCTGCTATGCCCGGCCCTATGGGTGCTATGGGTGGCGCTCCTGCTCCTGCTCCTACTTCGATGAAGAAGGGCGGCAAGACCAAGAAAATGGCTAAAGGTGGTACTGCTTCCGCTCGCGCTGATGGTATTGCCAAACGTGGCCTTACCAAAGGCACTTTCTGCTAAGGTGATCTATGATGGCTTCACGCGGTATGGGGGCTATTGCTCCGTCTAAAATGCCCGGTAAGAAGACGATCATTCGTAAGGATGATCCGAACCGTGTTGAGGTTTATGCCAAGGGTGGCGAGATTTGGGATAAGGCCAGACCCAAGGGTTTAGGCAAACCAAAGGCTCTGTCTACGGCAAAGAAAACAAAGGCCAAGGCTGCGGCTAAGGCGGCTGGTCGTCCTTACCCTAACTTGATTGACAATATCCGCGCCGCTAGGAGCAAGTGATGGCTACCAAGAAAAACTGGATCGCTGAGGCCGTAAAGAAGCCCGGCGCACTGCGTAAAGAGCTTGGTGTTAAAGAGGGTAAGACTATCCCCGCCAAGAAGCTTGCAAAGGCTGCCAAAGCGCCTGGTAAGCTGGGTCAGCGTGCTCGATTGGCCGAGACCTTGAAGGGTCTGCGTAAATGAACAACAACCCGCTTGCCGCGCTACAGCAGGATTTCCAGCAAGTAGCAGGTCATATTGGCAGCATCAATGGTGGAGGTGGTAATAATAACGCCTCTGCTATGGGTAGTCAGGGCTATGGCGGCGGGTTCGGTGGTGGGTTTGGTTTTGGCAATCAGCAACCACAGAATCCTTATGCTCAGGGTTCTGGATACGGTGGTGGTGTAGGCGGCCCTCAGATGATGCCAGGGCAGCAGCCGCAGTTTGGCCCTCAGGGCGGCGGTGGGTTTGGTCAGTTCGGCGGCTTTGGAAACATGAATGGTAATAGTTCCAACAACGTCAATCAAGGAACGAACGGCAACGGTCAAAACGATATCTGGGGCGCTAACAATCCGTGGCAAAACCAAGGCGGTTATGGTCAGTCTGGTGGACTCAATAACCTTGCTGGTAACAATTACAGCAACTTCAATCAGAACATGGGAAGTAGTGAGTCAACGTTGGTTATGCAACAGATTCCAATGGCTCCTCCCCCACCATCAGACCCAAATTACAACGCAGGCTTAGGCCCACAACAGCAAGACCCCACCCTTATCCAAACACCACAACAAAATCCGCTTGCTTATGACTTACAAGGAGTAAACCAGCAGCCCGATAATATGCGGGCTTCGTTTGCCCATGAGGAGAATCAGCCCGGTTTTTATCAACCCGGTGCCCTAATGGATACTCAGAAGTCTGTAGACGGAAGCTCGGGCACGATTACAATGGCCCACGGCGGCGTTATTGCTTTGGCTCATGGCGGAGCAGTTCAGCGTTTTGATGACGGCGGAATAGCTGCACTTGCCCAAAACATCGCTGGTAATATTACCAACAACTGGGGTATTGGTAACGCTGGAAACCAAGATTGGACTTATACCGCTCAGGGCACCAACGGGATACAGGCCAATCCAACGTTTAACTGGACTCCGGCTACGGCCCCTGCAGCGGCAGGCGGTGGTGGCGGCAGCAATAGCCAGAACGTAGTGGTGCCAGATACTTCTACGCAAGATACAACTACGCAGCCCATTCAGCCGACACCAGTAATTGAGCCTACTGAACCTCAGCCTTATACGCCTGAGCCGATGCCTCCGCTTGATGTAACAGTTCCAGAGACTCCTCCTGAAAAAACACCAAGCGTTACGATTACACCGATAGACGGTGGGGACGACCAAACTCCGGTAACGTATAACAATCTACCGGTTGAGCAAACGCCAGTCGTAACAAATGACACGCCTACTGAGAAGACAGGTACGGTAGAGATTTCTGTGCCTGCGCAAGATAGCACATCTACGTATACGCCTCCTCCGATTGCGACGCCAGAGCCTATTCAACCAACAGAGCCTCAGAGTTACACGCCTGAACCGATGCCCGACTTGACTTCTGGTATTGCATCGTTGACTCCAGCTTTGGATGCTACTAATGCACCAGTAACTCAGTCAATTGATACGCCTGTTAACCCAGCACCGGCTCCAACACCGACACCTGATTCCACCAATACTGGAATCGCATCTTTGACGCCTCCATTGGATGCGGTCAATAATCCAGCACCAGCCCCTATAGCACCAGATGCTCAAGCGCAGGCTGCAGCCCAGGCTCAAGCTGATGCACAGGCACAGGCCGCTGCTGCAGCACAAGCTCAAGCTGCCGCTCAGGCGCAGGCGCAGGCAGATGCACAAGCTCAGGCACAAGCCGCAGCAGCTGCTCAAGCTCAGGCCGACGCATTAAATGCTGCAGCACCCCAAGTGGATAATACTGTTGTAAATCCATACGTTCAGCCAATTGATTCATCTTTAACGGGTTACAACTACAGCTCTGGACCGTTTGAAAATGGCGGCTTTGCTCCGGGGGTTGGTTCAGGTGGTGGGGATTCTTGCCCGGCTCCTTGGATAAAGATTATGTTATCCGATGGAAGTCAAATAGAAGCCAAAGACATTAAAGTCGGCATGATGGTTTACACCCGGCATGAGAGCAAAGATGTCTGGAGTAACTACCCAGTGATCGCCGTCAAACCCGGATCAGATCTGCGTTGGAAAGTGGACTTTGAAGATGGCCGTCAGTTTGTTGGTACATTTACACACCCCTTGCACACCGAAGATCGCGGTTGGGTTGAGCTGCAGCATTTAAAATCTGGCGACAAGATCACAGAACCAGGTGGGACGTTTGCAGTTGTGTGCAGCACCAAAGAAGACGGCATTGGTGAGATCATCAAGATTACCGTGGAAGATGCGCATACCTACCTGACTGAAGGTTTTTTATCGCACAACAAGGCCCACTTTGATGTCGAAGAAGATGCCGCTGGGGGTTTGACTGGTCATCACTACTATGTTGGTGGGATAATTGACCTGCTAAGGAACTACTACTATGGCTAACCTTGTCACGTCAGGCGGAGCAGTCTACAACCCTCAATTGACCGAGATCATTGAGGAAGCTTTTGAGCGTGCTGGCTCTGAGCTGCGGTCTGGTTACGATTTGCGTACTGCTCGACGTTCGTTGAACCTGATGTTCGCCGACTGGGCTAACCGTGGCATCAACATGTGGACAATGGACCAAGGCGTGATTACCCTGGTCCAAGGGCAGTCTACCTATGCATTGCCTTCTGATACTGTTGACCTGCTTGAGCACGTTATTCGTACGCAGGCTAACAACACCAGTAATCAGGCTGACTTGACTATTACGCGTATCAGCGTCTCGACCTATGCTACGTTGCCCAACAAGTTGCAACAGGCTCGTCCTATTCAGGTATTGGTTAACCGTCAAGACGCCCAGCAGAGTCCAACCACGATCACTGTTGCCAGTGCAGCATCAGCTACTGACACAACCATTACGCTGACATCGACTGTCGGCCTACCCGCCTACGGCTTTGTGCTGATTGACAGTGAAGTTATTTTTTATCAGTACATCTCGGGCAACACAATTAACACCTGCGCCCGTGGTCAGAACAACACCACCGCCGCCTCACACGCTGTGGCCGCTCCAGTGAGTATCCAATACCTGCCCTCAGTGACGGTGTGGCCTATTCCAGACGGGGCGCAGCAGTACCAGTTTGCCTATTGGCGTTTGCGTCGTACACAAGACGCCGGTAACGGTGTTAACGTCATGGACATCCCGTTCCGGTTTCTGCCTGCTATGGTGGCTGGATTGGCTTATTATTTGATTCTGAAGCTTCCACCCGCGCCGGACACCCAGGCTCGCCTGCAGGTCCTTAAAGCGCAATACGATGAGGCTTGGCAGTTGGCATCGGACGAAGACCGCGAAAAAGCTGCGGTTCGATTTGTCCCCCGCCAGATGTACATTGGGAATAGCTACTAATGGGTAATAGGTTCGCATCCGGTAAGAACGCGATTGCCGAGTGCGATCGGTGTGATTTTCGCTACCCGTTAAAAGTTCTTCGCCGTGAGGTTATCAAGGGCAAGAACTACGAGTTGCTGGTTTGTCCAACATGCTTCGATCCGGACCAGCCGCAGTTACACTTAGGCGAGTTTCCTGTTGACGATCCGCAGGGTTTGCGTAATCCTCGGCCTGACCGGAGCTACTATGCTTCGGGCTTGGATGCACAGGGATATACATCGGGCGGCTCTCGGGATATCCAGTGGGGATGGAACCCGATTGGTGGATCAAGATTATTTGATAACGCATTGACGCCAAATTACTTGGCAACAGTGACAAGTGTTGGTACGATTACGATTACGACTACTTAGGAGTAGAACATGGCTAAGAAAATGATGGAAGAATCTAAAGCCGAGTCTCGAAAAGAGATGGCTGAAGACAAAAAGCAGGACGTTGCTTTGATTAAAAAGGCGTTCAAAGAGCACGACAAGCAAGAGCACAAAGGCGGCAAAGGCACAAAGATCACTTTGAAAAAAGGTGGCGTAACTGGTCAAGCCATGCGTGCTGTTGGTCGTAACCTGGCTCGCGCTCACAACCAAAAATCTGGGAGCAAATAATGGCCAAGTTCTCTCACAAAAAAATGGGCAAGGAAGTGGGCTCTGCAGAAGAGTACGCTAAGCCCCACAAAATGAATGGTAAAGCTTTGACCATCAATGAATTGGACGGCTATCGTAATGATGTGCCCGATCCCAATACGTTGAAAGCGCAGGCTTTGGGGCCATCCAATCCTAACGTTCCTCGCGTTAGCATGGGCGATCCTGGTCCTGGCGGCATTAAAACTTCCGGCATCAAGATTCGCGGCACTGGTGCAGCTACCAAGGGTATCTTTGCCCGAGGCCCGATGGCATGAACTACTACCAGCTCGTAACTGCTGTTCAAGACTACACCGAAAATACCTTTTCGACGGTAGACATAAACACGTTTATCGAGCAGGCAGAGCAGCGAATCTACAACGACATTCAGTTTCCTTCGCTGCGTAAAAATGTCACCGGCACAGTAAGTTCGTCCAACCCCTACCTGTCCGCCCCAGCAGACTATTTGTCTACCTATTCGCTGGCTGCGTATTCCACGTTTAGCACGACTGCTACTGGGACCTCTGGCACGAACGTCATCACGGTATCCAGCGTTACCGGCGTGTCGATTGGCCAGAATGTGACTGGCACAGGTATTGGCGCTGGAGCGATTGTTTACGGCATTAACGGCACAAGCATTACGCTGAGTGTGGTAAATACTGGAACTGTTTCCGGTACTGTGGCCTTCCAAGGCGCGTATCAGTACCTGCTAAACAAGGATGTTAACTTCATCCGCGAAGCGTTTCCTTACCCGTCGGTGTCGGGGTTCCCCACACACTACGCTATCTTCGGCCCCCAGTCTGCCCTGCCTAATGAGTTGTCGTTCATGATGGGTCCTACGCCAGATCAGAACTACGGTGTGGAACTACACTACTTCTTCTATCCGCCATCGATCATCCCTGG